GATTATATATCAAGATTAAAACTTAGATTCATATTTTTCTTTCAATACGGGATTTTCTTCAAATACAACAGCTAGTGCCTCACGATAGGTTACTTTCTTCTCTTTCATGATCTCTTGAGATAGACGGAGAATTTCATCCTCGGCCTCTTCGGCAGAAAATTTCTCTACTGATTTTTTCTCTACATTTGTGGTAGCTCCAGACTGTCCGATGTTATCGAATTTAACCACTTGTGAGAGTTCAGTAAATTTTTGGATGTCTCCTTGCATGAACGCCTCTCTTTGGGCCTCGACAACCTTCCCTTCTTTGAGCATGGAATCAAAGGCAACTTTTTTCTGCTCATCTTTAGGTTCTTGTTTGTTAGATTCTTGAACAGTTTTTTCTTCATCCTTATCCTTGGTTAAAGAATCAACTTTCTCACTTAATTTAGTAACGGATTCAGCTAGGGCCTTAATTTGTTCTTCTAAAGTCATTCTCTTCTCCTTGCTAGATTCATGTAGTTCAACTAAAGGTTCCATTTGTTTTAAAAAAGGTCTGTTTGTTAATCCTGCCCCGAATAGACATGGCCCATGATGAGCGCCGCCTTCATCTACATAATCATAGCAGAATTCGGCTGAGACATAGCGATATTCTTTTTCCTCTAGAGATTTTCCTCCCGCAGGTGTCCAATCAATTTCTGCCCATAATTGCTCGCCGGATTCGTCAGTATAAACATCTTTAATCCATCCAGCGGCCTCTAAATGGGCTGCATGAGAATAGTCTACTGCTAAATCTACTCCTCTCACGCCTGCTTTAAAGTTTTTCACCATAGAAATGAAAGTTTCTTTAGTGATAACCATGTCAGCAGGTTCCCAATAAGAGAAAGACCCGGTTTTCATCAATTGAATTTTATCTGGTGCTTTAACTCCAGATTCAACTTGTCCCTCTGGATTCTCTTTAAACTGAATCGCAATAGGACTAACCTTAAATGCTTTGGCCATAGTTTAATCTCGCTATTGTTATGTAGTTAGTCAATTAATATCGTAAAGCATTACTCTGCCAGTGCAACATTTTTCTCCACTAAATTGAACGTATTTATCAAGATCGGCCTTAGAGGGCTTAAGACGTTCAATTTTCCGGTCTCCTAATTTCCCCTTGAGAATAGGGATAATGTAGGATTTACAGTTATAGTGCAGAGGAGGAGTGTATCTTTGAAATTCAGGATCGTCAGCCGCGAAAATCTTGCCATTAAGATCATCGCAAATTGGAGTTTCTGGCGCATCGTTTACAAATTGGAAAGCATCGACTTCCTCCAAGACTTCATCGTCAAAGAAAAAAGCCTGTCTGGCCTCATTTATTCCCCGAGCGGCGACTACTCCCGCACCTGCATCGATTGAAGGCCCAAGAATAAAATCTTCTGCCGATTCAAAGATATCGTGACGAATAATGTCCTCACTGTCAGTAGATTCCAAACTAGATGAGAATTGAAACATTATCACCTTATCTAGATCAGATTTTTGGGTATTTAAAAGGAGATCTACTTGAGATTTTAACCTATTTCTCACTTTAGGGGGAAGTTTTTCAAATTCTCCCAAAGATAATGCTGATTCATTCCATTCGGATAATTTAACCTTAGATGCGGCAGGAATCTCTTTTCTAGCATTTTCAATGGCCATTGCGGAAATAACTGCCATTGCCGCTAGCATCTCGTCTTTATACTCTTTCATTCCTTTAGCATTTAAATCCTTGATGGAATCATAGCGTTTCGATGGAGTCAGCTTTTTATAATTCCTCATGATTTGGTCAATCATTGATTCAGCCACAAAGGTCAAATTCTCAATCATTAATTCTTTGAGAAGTGCCGCAGCTTCAACAATTTCTTTTTTTACTTTCGCTTTCGCCATGGCAATCTCCTTTTTACTTCACTCCATCTTTGAATAACAGCGGATCTTTCTTCAAACTGAGGCTGGATTGGAGCGGGTAAATTAAGCCTCTGTCCTTCCTCAGATCGAACGGGTAATTTATATCTCTTTCTAACGTGATCCTCTAAAACATCGTCTGGAATAATCACTTTAGATTGAGTCAATGAGGCAAAAATATCAGCTAATTCCTTTCCTGCTTTTTCAGAAATATCGGTAACGGTCAATTGAGGATAAACATCTCTCTTTCCTCTATTGATCTCAATGAGGTGGGGAATGAGAATTTTGTTAATCTTAGTGCAGATCTCTTTAGCGATGTGTTCTAAACCGGATAGGAAGAAATCAGATAGATCATTAGAGAGAGAATATGCACCCGTGCCGTTCATTCCTAATTCGAGAAAGTTGGCAAGAAAGGATTTACTCATTCGCTTGTCTTCATTATCAATGGAGATCTCGACTTTTGCCGGATCATAGGCATTATTATTGTTTAAAGTGAGTGTCCAGCCCTTGGGTATTGTAATGAAGTTTTTTTGGTGAGAAGTAAATTTCTGGAGGACATTAACAGTCTTGTGAATTCGGGTGAATTTTCCTTGTTGTCAGGGACTTCTACAATAGGTGTAGGAATGGCGAATTTTTCAATACCTGCGGCGTTTAATTTAAGATAATTATTTTTCCGCAGCCAGTTCCCGTAGCAAGCTCTTAGCAGAGAGACGCCTTCAAAATTAGCACCTTCCTGTTCGAGATTAAACAGAAGTATGAATTGCGAAGGAATATCAATAAATTTCCCTGCATCTCCTTCTGAAATTTGAGTGATAGAAATTAATTGTTCGGATGATCGATCAATATTCCATCTTTCAATAGTTCTAGGCGATCTCCATGCTAGATTTTTTAATCCAATATAGCTTTTATATTTAGGATGATCGACTACAGCCTTATGAGTTATTTCAAATGGACTGAATCCGAATTCTACAATTGTTAAGGCCTCTGAAAGAAATTGATGAAAGGGTTTCATCATGTCGTCAAAGAGAACGTGCTTTATAAATTCTGCATCCTCAAAGGCCTGATCACTATCGTCTCCTGGAGTAACATCCCAGTTTGCCGATTTAATCGGATTTTTAACCGCAGATAATAGCATCTTGACGTTAGAGTCTCCTCGTCTCATTTGATCAAAGATATCCGCTCTCTCAGTGCCCTTCATTTTACTGAGATAGTCCTCTTCTAAATATCCTCCATAGTTTTTTACACCGGTACCACCTAGATCATCGTACTTAACAATGATTTCTTTGGGTCCTTCTTTCACTTCCGGAGGCGATTTTTTTTGAAAGAATTTCAAAACATTTTTCACCATGATAATTCCTCACTATTAAAATTGTCCTGATAATCATCTTGTTCGTAGGCCTCAGTAAATTCTCCCACAGAACCAAAATTGAGTAAATTAAAAGCACCGCTAGCAGCGTCAATTTGATCATCATGATCAACGTCAGGAAAATTTTCGGCCTCAGAGAAAAATGATTCATTCCATTTTCCTCTTAATACTCTAACATTTCCGGCCTCAGATTGAGCAGAAAGCGGTTTTGCCGAGGTGATTTTATCTCGAATAACTTTCTCAACTTCGACATTGAATCCAGCTAGCATTCTAATAGTGCTTTCTTTCTCATAGACGCCTGCAGAGCCTGGATCTTGGAATATTTTTATAGTGACATTTATCCCATCTTGTTTCGCGGTATTCAATATCAATTTCTCGACTTCAAATGTTGACAATCGAACTCTGATAATGTCGAGAATGAGAAAGTGCCCACTTCTTAGTTTGGCCATTTTGCATCCTACAGTATAATCAGGATCTTTATTCTTGTTTTTTGGATCTCGGATCCCAGAATTTTCATCGTCAACTTTAGTCGCAGCCCTATCCCAGCATCTAACAATTTTTACTATTTCCATGTCCGCAGGTGTTGCATCCACTACTTCAAAATATCGTCTTTGGAAAAACATCCCTGCGCAGGCCTGGACATTCCAGTTGGCATTTAATAGCTGTTCTCTGTCAATCTTGGGCAAGGCCATGAGATTAGCTAGATAGTTTGGATCTTTCTCCATGAGAATTTTATTATCATAAACATTTGCCGGAATGAACGTGAGAGACTTAGGAAATGATAATTCGCCGTATTGTTCAACTAATTCTTTTCTGCTATTTCCCCAGATAATTTGATCCTCTCTCCTGACAAACCATCTAAGAACGCCTGATCTTTCAGGAATAGCGAATCCAGTCTTTGGATTGATCCACCACTGAATCAGTCTTTTAACCCATGAATTATAGTCTGGATTCGTTGTAGCTCGGACATATCCAGGAACGCCTGAAGTTGATCTATTCCTAGAAAGCATATAAAAGAATTGTCTTTCGGTGAAATGAGTCAACTCTTCAAATCCTATAAAAGGAACCTCAGTCCCCTGCCAGTCACTAACATTTGACTCATGCTCAAGATGGGCAAATTGCAATCTCATCTTTGACGGGAATGTCCAGTCAAGTGGTCCTTCTCTAGGGATTCCGTTGAGAAGAGAATAGATTTTATTTGATTGACTCCATAAACCACCAGCTGCACGAATCTGCTTAGTGGTTCTACGAAAGATAACGCCCGTAAAAAGCTTATTGTTTAAATGCCTAATAGGCTCTAAAAGTAGTCCGAAAGTTTTTCCACCTCCAGCCGCTCCCCCCAATATTGCAATATCGGCTGAAGTAGAAAGGAATTGAGCCTGAGGACCGGGCTGAGGCTGGAGAATTATCTTATTCATTCTCTACAACTTCTCGCCCATTTGATGGAATATTCACTTGAACAATAGTTCTAGCAGATCCATCGGATGAAGTATTATCGTTCTCTCTCCTATCTCTCCATCCGAATCTATTTTGCATATTCAATTTCCAGACACGATCATTGAAAAAAGCCGTTCGATATTTTTTTTGAACAACTTTCCCCGTCTCTGGATCAACAATTTCAGTTGAGACGGTTCTCAATTGACCTAACATCCCTCTATTTCCAATATCCTCAAAGAATTTCTGAGAATAAGCCTCTGCTATCTCTTTGGCCTCCTCGAATTCAGGATATTGTTTGGCCCATCTCCATACTGCATTTCTTCCCACAGCATTTTCTTTCCCGTATTTTTCACCCAAATGGGCTCCAAATGTCTCAAGAGAGCCACCTTTTGACATATATTCTATAAGATCATCGCAATATTTTGGATCGTATTCTCTGGGCCTTCCTGCCTTACTCTCCTCGCTCATTTGAAATCTCCATTAAGAATTGATAAATTTTCTCAAGCGTCTCCTCTTTCTCTGATAACGCCTTCTCATGAAATTTTATCATATCTTTTTTAGTCATCTCGTTCGGAATCTGCTTAACTCTTGCCATTAGTGTCTCATAAGAATCCACTATGTAAAAGTCAGGAATATAATATCCTGATTTTTTAATCGTATTCCGGCAACTTTCATCAAAAAAGGGCACAGTATTGCAGATAATGCCCTCATAGAATCGATTCGCTAGATGATTGTAGAGAGTATGGGTTTTTTCATCCTCAATATAAAGTGTAGCTCTAAAAAGATTCAATGTTTCAGCCTGCTTTCTCCAAACCAGTTTATCGATGAATTTGCATTCGCATCCGAGAGACTTATATTTCTTCATGTTTTTAGAGGAGGTGCTGAGAATAATTTCTCCTTTAAGATATTTCTGAAAGTATTTCTCTCTATCTGGCCGATAAGTCCCATAATAAATAACATCGTATTTCTTCGCTATCTCTCTTCTCTTCTCTTCAATTAATAATGCGTTAAGATTCACCATTAAATACTTGTACTTCTCCCATTTTCCGTACTGTTCAAAATTAGAAATGATGAACGTGATAAACTTTTTAAAGCATGAATTAGGCTCTAGATTATATTCATTAGTTATCCACCCGACTTTAGCATTTTTCTGATTCTCAAGTAGTCGAACGAATTTCTGAAAATCCATGTAAAAGCTGGCATAACTGATTAACAGAATATCGAATTGCTCTTGTTCATCTACAGTGTCGTCAGAATGATAGAATTTGCAAAATATCCCTCGTCTCTCAAGACCACGAATAATCACTCTGCAATTTCTTTCATGAACATTAACAGAAGTCCCGTTTTTCCTTCCAACATCTGATTCAATTATGCAAACTTTCATTGATGATCCTTGCATTTACCCAATAGTCTTCTCTTGCTATCAATTTCCTCGTATTTATCCTCTAGGAATTTTTGAACCTCTTCGTATTCTCTGAATACTCGCCGAATCCATTCATTTTCCTCTTCTGTTATTTCTATCTCATGATCTCCACTATATTCAGAAATAGAATAAACTGGATATATCTCCGTCTCAATAATTGGCATTTTCATTATCTTAGCCTTATTTTCCAATAAGTATTTTTATCATCATGCTCAATTTGAATGTCCATCACTTTCCGAAATACGGCCTCTACTCCTACTTTCTCGGCCCATTCTTTGTTGATGACAATCACCTCGACTTTCTTTTTAATGAACATTCTTTTTATAAAATTTAAAATCATATCATCACTCTCAATAATTATTGTTGTCTTGTTCTTTTCGTAGAGCGAATTTCTTTATTTCCTTAATCTCTGCATATGCCATTTCTAATTCATGTCTAGCGAAACACCATTCAGTAAAAATCTTCTGAATATGGATCACTTCATTATTCTTTTTATAAAAATAAGAAACTCTCGCTATGTATTCATTGCGAATAGATTGACTCAAGGGGATGAAATTAACTTCAAAACCGGCATCAACTATTTTCTGTAAAATCTCTTCAAGCATTTTATTTCCTATCATCTCTATTATATGCAGTCCTGAATGCTTTCATCTAAAAATGGTAATTCCAATCCTTCGAATCCTAATAACTTTAGCACGGTCTGCGCATTTCCTGACCCAATTAGCACTGTCTCTCTATTATCCTCATGAATAAACCTAACTTCATTCTCATCTTTACTTATGACAACCATCTTTAGTTTTGTTAAATCTAAGATGATTTGCTCGTTCTTCTTGCCCCTAAACCTTATAAATCTTTTTAAGTCCATTTCCCCTACCTATAATTATCCTATTGTCAGAAGCTATTCTTTCATCATTTCTTGGAGCTTGCTTAAAGCCCTGTTCATTTCTTCTTGACTCGAATCTTTTACCCTTTCAACGTGTGCAATTTTTTCACCGCTACCCTTTGCGACTCTTTTCAACCATTCTTTTTCTTCTTTAGTATATTCCATAAAATATTCCTCTAATTATTCTATTATTTGAATTCCTTTCCATTGACTGCTAGGATCGTTACCTCTCCGTTCTCTTCATCAATTTCAACGTCAAACTCGACTTCATATAAAGCGTACTTAAAAACTTCCATGGCCTTTTCAGACAATCCCAGTTTTTCCCCTAGTTCATTGTTGGAATCTTTTGAGCTATGTAGATACATTTTTGCTTTCACATTTTCTTCCGATAATTATTTCTATAAGAAATTTCTTGTCTCTCTTCTTTCTTCATTAAATCTTTCTCTCTGAATCCTCTCAATCTGAGAATCATCAGGCGTCAATCCGCTATACTTCATCAAATATCTCTTTCCATCGCATCTAGGACATTTAGCTTTCATGCCCGGAGGATCGAAAAGTTTAACGACACCATTCCCCCAACATCCAGGACATTGAATCCAATCATTTCCTTCTGCTAAATCTCTCATTCTACTCTCTTTTTTGTATATATGTGGTTATTCCTGTGAATTCGCCTCTACATATAATCTCTTTATTTAAATCAAATCCATTTTCTAAAAGTTTATTTAATACATATCTATGCACCGTTATATGAAACTCCTCTCCAGGAATATTGGGGAGATTAATGAGTTCATGCTCTGTAACTTCTACCTTTTTCACTTCCATCTTCTTTCACTCTCCTCGATAGTCAACGAATCCATTTTCATCAATAGTGAAGTCAGCAGTCACAACATATTCGTCATGCAATCGAACTATACTAGGAAATGATGGCATATGTCTAAAAACATTAAAGCTAGAATTTCCTTTCAAATATAATTTCCGAAAGATTAATTTCGTGTCATCTAGATCAAGATTAGTGACAACAACCTTTTCATTCATATCGTAAATGTAAAATCTTTTATCGCTCATAATGATCTCCTATTCAGACTTAAAAGACTTTAAGTAGTCAATCTGTCTTTGAATATACCAAGCCGCTTTCTCAAGATCCTCGACTTCTTTCAGTGGATCTTTCTTGCCCGCTCTCGCAATATATTTAACTGCATTCCCTAGACTGAAATTTAACTTCCAGTCTTCTATAACTTCGATAACTTCAAATCTACCAATTCTATAATGACTTGGATGATTAACAGTCTCTCTGAGTATAGCGCATTGAGGACATTCAACAAATTTATCAGCAGCAAACACAGCGCCAGAATTTCCACATAACCCACATCCAACAGTATTCATTTATTTCTCCCTGAATTTTTCATATGTCATTTTCTGTCCACTGACGCCAAAATGAGCCTGGATATCCTCTAGCTCATCTTTCGACTTGCACTTAATCGTAAAATTATAATTCTCTTTAACGTCTGCTGAATCAACGGGCTCAATATCCTCAATCTCGCCATCAGTGAAGAGATTTAAGTCTTGACCCAATTGATCTAAGTTTAATGGCCCAAAAAAATCCTCATCGTAGTTTTTAATTTCCATGAGGAGATCCGTTAAAACATCCGTGTCAAATTTACCTGAAACAGTGTGAGAATTGAGAGTGATATTTAACGCTTTCTCTTCTGCATCGGATAGATCGACAAAAACAACAGGGACTTTCTCGATGCCCATACTTTCAGCGGCCTTAACCCTTTGATGGCCACCACATATATGCATATTCCTTCTATTAACTATGACAGGATCGACAAAACCAAATTTCCTAATACTCTCCTTCAAACCCGAAAATTCCTTGTCTGATATCCGTCTCGGATTCCATGCTACCGGATTCAATTCTTTTAGACTGACATATTCCATTACCAAATGAGACATTTTTAACCCCTAATTTCTTTATCGTGTCCTCAGTGCTATAAGTGAAAAATCCTACTCCTCCATAGCGTCTAACATCCTCCAGGAATAGAATCTGATTTAAGACATGATCCTCATGCTTATTTGTTGGCTTATAAAGTCTAATGTCACCTTTTTCTCTAGCTCTATTCCAGAAATGCATAACCCATTTATAAGCTTTAAGAGTTTTTACTTCAATTGCGGTGAATTTACTGTCATAGCATCCTAAAATATCCGAGACGCCTCGTCTTTGAAAAATAGGAGAGGATCGTCTATAGACGCCCTTCTCTTTATCATAAACTCCCGTATTATTATTTCGCCAGAATAGTCCTATATGAAGACGATGGAGAGTAGTCAAAATGTCGGATTGAATTTCTGTTTCAGTTAAATTCGTCATCTTTAGGGCATTCATGTTTGATTAACCTTAATTGTCCTTTCTCAACATCTTTTATTAAAACTTTTTTTACTTTCATCTGAGTTAGAAATTCTAGGATAAGACCGAAGTTGCAGAACTGACCGCATTCTTGACATTTTTCTAGTTTGAAAGATATCTCAAGGAATTCTCCCGTTATATCGCTCGACATTCTCTCTCCTCTAGAATTGTCTCGTAGAGATCACGATAGAATTCAAGTTTAAGTGTTTCATGTCTAACAGAAATACCTAATTCTTGTTTCTCTTCGATCTCCTCTTTGATATCTTCAATCATTAATGCAATCAATCTTTCATCGTCGGTCTTGAACAGCATTTTAGCCAACTATTTCAATTTTTAGCTGACTTTGAAGTAAAGGTTGCATTTCATTTTCCATGAAAGATGCAAACATTTCCTTCCCTGTATTCAGCTTATAATATTCTTGAAATGAATCTCTTGAAACGTAGCCCACAACATAAGGAACCGAGCCCTTGTGAATCCTATGAGTGAATCCAAAAGCCCTATGCATTAGTTCGTGCATGATATGCCCGAATAATTCAGCTTCGGAAAATTTGTCGAGAAAGCGTCTGTTCACCCATGTCCGATAGCTATTCAAATAGGTGTAGCCAATCGTTGAGGATAGACGAAAAAAACCGGTGATATCCAGATCAATATCTCCATCTGGATTCTTAGATGGATCATCTGCACCTGTTTTTATGAGAGAGAGAATCTGAGCGCCAGATTTTCCTTTATCCTCTCTATAATCCTGTCGCATGATCCTTTCTTCCCAAACTCTCCAATTTAAAACTGGAGTGGCCATTTCACAGGTCCGAATAATCAATTTCTGATTCTTCTCAGAAAGATCTCGCATCTTATCAATCTTGATCGTCAAGGCCATTCTAATTCTCCTTATTAGGTTGGTATAATTGTCCGTTAATCCAAATTATACCATTCTTTCCTTCAATGATATCGCCTTCATTGAGAGAAATTTGATGGCCAAGGAAAGTATAAGTGCCAGTTTTGGGAATTTTAATTTTAAAATTCTGAATCATGACTCTACTCGGATTTTTTTTCTTTGGATTTCTTGACTGCATATCTAATAAACTCAACCACTCTAGAATTTAGTCCCGAAATTTCTTTAGTTGTTACTTCATTAGGAGAATTGGGTATCTTTAGCAATCGACAAATATGAGATGAGCTGACTTTATAAGGGGCAACCTTTCCATCATTAACGAAGTCTCTTCCTTTCTCGACAATATTCTTTTTATCCCACTCCTCCTTTCTCATAGAAGTCATGAGATTCGCCGCTCTAACGAGATTCTTATTGAGAATGGATATTTGAACGGCCTTTCTTGATGGCCTTTCCTTGTATAAAATCTTGTGTCCATGATTGATTTCATTCGAGACATTCGCAGTCATTATGATCTCCTCATATTTTTTGTCTGAAAGTGGGGAATAACTTCAGATCTATCGATTCTCGCAGTCAAGTGAACCACAACTTTCTCTTTATTTTTGTTTATATATTGCACTTCAAAGTCTTGCCACTTGTCTGTTAACTCTTCTTCAATTGCATCATAAATGATCGAGTGTTCTTCTGCTGTTAATTCATTTATGCTAATCAATTTCATCGTATTTTTCCCATCTATCTACGGCCTTTCCTTCTATTAAATAAACTTCAATAGCATCCTCTAATTTACTATGTTTAAAATCTAAGGCCTCTTTCTTTGTCTTAAACTCTTCATAGTCAGAAAAAAAATCGCCATCCTCTTCACAGACCCAGATTAGAGAATACATTATTTCTCCTCGTCTCGACCCACTACTCTAAGAATAGAGGCCTCAGGAATGGGCTCTAGTGACTCCATGCTTGTCTTGTAAAAAACAGTGGCATCGGTTCCATTAAAGCGAACGCCGATTTCTTTTATTTTTGCATAAGCGTGTTTAGTCGATCCTTTAAATTTGAACCAGAAATGAATGACATCGTTAATCTTATACTTCGGGCTGAATTCTAGCTTGTTCACTTTCGATCCTTTTAAAATAAGATGATAGTCTAGAGCAATAAACTGAATGACTAGAAAGTCTTGGATCACCGATTCCTATTTCGCACCAACAATCTCCTCTTTTAAGAGAGAAAGTTAGCCTTCTGAGAAATGTTAACTCTTCTTTCAAGTGTTCGACTTCCTCTAGGATTTCACCGATATCTGTTTTAATGTCCATCCATTTTTCTCATTGTCATTAGATGAATCACCAGATTTTTCCTAGTTGATTCAATCCGATAATATTTATTGAATTTGTTTTTTAATATTGCCGCTCTAATTATTCTGCCCGTTATTTCATCATGCGCTCTGAATCGATAAACATCGCTGTCTTTATCGTCAATAATTTCTATATAAATATTATTCTTGTGATAAAGACAGCTAGTTTCAATCATGAATTAAAGCTTATAGGAAACTTTTTGTTTTAATTCTAGTTTGCGACCTTTAACGAGAATAACAATCTCAGGATTATTTAATTGCTTTAGCATTTCAAATAACTCGCCCTTTTTAGAGGCCTCAAGAACAACTTCTTCTTTCACGTTATCGCTCGTCTCAGCTTTAACAACGGCATAAAATTTAAACTTAGATTCTTTAACTTGATCGTTCATGGATTCTCCCAGGAAGAAAAAAAGGAAGAGAGATCTAGCGAGGACGCTCTCTTCCCGCCTCGAAATGAGGCCAAATTTTAGTTGATTTAAGTAAATTATAGGTGGATTTATGGAATGTAAATATATTTAATTCATCAGCTCATATTTTTCTGCAAAATCGGCATTCCAAGATGGAAAAACATCCTCGTTTTGCTTTCCTATTGGGCATTTACATTTAAAAACAATGTTCTCATAAGGCCCATTTTTCTCTTTCGTGAACACGTACCCGCTATCATCGCAAAATCTACAAGCTCTTTGTTTGGACTTCACGGAGTCGGCGAAAGCTTTAACTTGTTCGGCGGAGTATTGGCCTTGCATAATTTTGCCGATAAACTTGAAAGTGCCCGAAATAATTTCATCGCTCATTCGCTCTGATTCACGAGATATTTTCTTTTTTTCCTCGTAGTAGCGCTCAAGCCTCAGATTAGAAATTCCTTCTCGAAAATCCTTTCGAGTGGGTGCGAATCGAGAATCTGCAATTAAATTGTCAACAAGTAGAGTCAAGTCGTTATCTTTTAGATTCTTGACTTCTTGCCAAATTAGTTCAATTTTTTCTTTGGAATACGCCCTTTCGCCGAATGACTGCTTCAATCGATCAATTTGGCGTACGAAAATAGCTTGTGTAGTCATAAAAATCCCCTCTGAAAGAGTAGTCTAGTTGTAGCCTAGACTAGGTTAAGTTTAAGTCTTCTATGCGAGTTGGAGTAAAATTCACCACATTTTGCGGTCTGTTACGATAATTCTCTGGGTGGAAATTCTCAGGATAGAAATCCTGTGCTCCCTGCCGCTGCAAAAACTGCTTTAAATTCCATTTTGTTTTAAAAAACGATGTTGGATCAGCAAAAACTTCTGAGTAGTTTTTAAGGCCCTTTTTGATGCTCTCAAACGGATATGGATTTTTCTTCAATAATTTTGGAACGTCTCGTAAAATTATTGCATCGAGATCATGTTTAATTGGGCCTACTTCATTCCAATAGTTGATTATTTCCATTTCTTTATCAGAAAAATTCTTTTGAGAATTAACCGAGCCACCGGCGAGATTCTTTTTATTATTCTTTTCTACTTCTACTTCTACTTCTTCTTCTACTTCTAGGCGTATGTTTCTCCGTTGCGACTCACGAGAGTTTTTGCGCCGAGTAGTGTATTCAT